AAAAATATATAGAAATTCACTACATAACCTAAAAAAAGGCACTAAAACACTGAAAAAAATAAGAATTTAGGGGTTTTTTATGTTATCCATATATAGATGAAAAAAAACCCCAAAAAAACCCCAAGAAAATTCTATTGTAAAAAGTGTGACTTCTCTTCTAACAACAAAAAAGATTTTAATCGACATTTATCCACTACAAAACATAAAATGGATAACATGGATAACATTGCGGATAACACAAAAAACCCCTTACCACGTTACGTCTGCGATTGTGGAAAGAAATATAAGTTCCGCAGCGGACTATCTAAACACCGCAAAAAGTGCTTAGAACATTCTAGTATCGATAAATCGATACATTCTAATATTTTTCAAACCACATGTAGTGAAAGTAAAAATGTGTATGAAAAAAATATCGTGACCGCTCAAATGTTTAATAGTGTTCTACAACAAAATAATGTGCTTATGGAAAAACTGGTTGAATTGTCAAAAGAAAAGAAAGTTATAAATTATCAAAATTGTAATAATAAAAAAATGACTATCAATGTGTTTTTGAATGACCACTGCAAAGATGCGATGAACTTAACAGATTTTGTTGAAAACGTGAGAGTTTCTCTAGAAGATTTGAACTATACAAAGGAAAATGGTTATATTGATGGGATTAGCAGTATTTTTGTAAAGCATTTGCAAGATATGCCAGCAACAGAGAGACCCATTCATTGTTCAGATAAAAAACGATTACAGTTTTATGTCAAAGACGAAGATAAATGGGAAAAGGATAAAAGCCATGAAAAAATAGATAAATCAATTCAAGATATCACAATTAAACAGATAAAACAAATTAAACAATGGGAACAGGAAAATCCTGGATATCTTCAAAATGAAAAATTACTGAGTGAATGGCATTCAATGGTTAAACAGATGATGGGTGGTGGAGAAATCACAGAATGCACCAGAAATTTTGAACAAATCAAGAAATCACTTTCTTCTACTACAGAAATCAAAGGTGTTTTATTAAAAGATTCAGAACAATAAATATATAAATAAAATAGCAATATTTATATATTAATGCTGCGAGAGCTTTTTGGGTTATTGTTATTTTTCCAGATGATACAAGCAAATTATTTATCAAATACTGATTCCATGGTAAATTTTACAGATATACCAGCAACTGATTTAATTAGTGAATTATATACTTACCCGTATATATCATATGGTTGTTCTATAAGTGATAATAATAATAATTTATACTTTGTTTCTTCAACATATCATATGCCTACGCAATATGCGGGTGCTGAAAACATAAAATGTTCAAGAAGTAAAAAATATGTTGAAATAAAAAAATTTAATAAAACTTCATCAGTATTTTCAAATACTTTGCTAATTGGCTTAAAAACCGATGAATATCCCAATGCTAAGGGTGATTTAGGGAGCGATAATGTAGTTTCATGTGGATATGATAATGCGATTGACGTTCTTTATTATATAGCATCTAATTATTACGAGTGTCCGTCAAATTACAATTCAGATAGCTCTATTGTAAGAATCAATGGTTCAACTTTTGAATTTATAGACCGAACAATTTTAAGAAATATAGAAAACGTACCTTCTTTTTCAATCCATCAATATTGGGAATATAAATACATAAACGTGCCCACAACGAGCGAATTAATTGAGGGCGATAGTTTGTGGTTAGGATTTGGTGGTCCAATAACCGGGATATGGAAGTTAAATATAACAACGCCCAATGTAGAGTTGTTAGATTACCACAACGAAAAATATTTGGCCGAAATGAAAGGTATGTCTGGAACAGAAGAAAATATGTTTTATGAAAGAGATTTGGGAGAATTTAAAAAAAGTTTCAAAAATAATAACATGATTTATTTTATTTCCGATACTACATGGGAGGACGCTCGTGTTTTAGCGATAAACACTACTTTACCTTTGAATGGAAATAATACGAAATTGTATACATTGGATGGAATTAATTATATATCTGTGGTAAAATCCAATACGCAAAATAATAAGATTTATTTTATTTCAGGTTCATTAACAAGTGAACTATACCAATATGATTTTAATTTTAATAAGTTACAATTAAATGTCGCATGTAATATAGATTTTTTGAAGTTTCCTACTGAGTGGGGCATTATCTCAGGAATGGAAGTAGATTACAAAACAGGTTATTTATATCCTCTTATTTCAAATAGGTATAATGTTGCTGGAATAGCAAAAATCAACATGAATGATTTAACATTGGATATGGATTCTCATAAAACCTTTAAAGATATAACTTATTATAGCAATGGTGAACACGAGTATTCGTATACCCGATATTGGCAAAGGTATAATATTTCACATATTGATTTGGATATTGGGAAAATATTTATAGTATCTCATTCATCTGGAGGGACACAAAGAAAATTAATTACTGTTGAATTATATGGTTGTTCGCACGGCAAAGGTATACAACTTGATAATTGTATATCATGTACTAGAGGCAAATATTCAAATGTTATAGGTGGGTTATGTAAATCGTGTTTGGTTGGTTTTGCCTCAAACCGAGTAGAAAGTACACAGTGCGACGTGTGTCTACGGGGAAAATTTGGCGATGGAAAAGATACGGTTAATTGTCAAAATTGTTTAGCTGGCCAATTTTCAGAAGATCAAGGTGCTTCCGAATGTTTGAAATGTGGACCCGGTCGATATTCGATAATATCCTCATCGTCTTCTTTAAAAAACTGTTTGGAATGTGCACCTGGAAAAATAAGTATAGATGGGTCAGTTTCGTGCAATTTTTGTAATATTGGAGAATGGGCAAAAAATTTTAAAGAATGTATCAAATGTTCAAATGGTAAATACGGAGATTCAATTGGCTTAATATCAAACAATCAGTGCAAAGATTGTTTAATTGGATATTATAACGACGAATATGGTATAACAAAATCAGAACAATGTAAAATGTGCGAAGATGGTAAAATAGGTTTTATTGTCGGTGCGATATCAAATACAACATGTAGAAATTGTCCCGCTGGACAATTTAAATCAGATGTAAAAAGTTGTCAAACGTGTTTAAAAGGGCAGATATCAAAAGAAAGTTCAATGGATTGTGAATTGTGTTTGTCTGGTAAATATTCGAATTTATATCAAGTAGAGTGTATAAAATGCCCAATGGGAAAATATAATATTTTCGATGGCGCTAGCGATGAAGATGCTTGTAAATTGTGTCCTTTTGGTAGATATTCTAATAAAAGCGCCGTTGCTGATTTAAACGAATGCATAGAATGTGATAGAGGGAAATACAATGAAAATGAAGGATCTATATCAATAACCAGTTGTAAATTATGTATACAAGGTAAATTTAATAATAATGAGGGGAATAATAGATGTGCACAATGTTCACCTGGTTATTATTCTGGCTTTGGACACGAGCAGTGTAAAATTTGTTTGAAAGGTAAATATTCAAATTTATACCAATTTGATTGTATTTCCTGTCCAAAAGGCAAATTCAACGATTTTAACGGTGCTGTTGGCGAGGAAGATTGTAAAAATTGTCCGTGGGGAAGATATTCCAACAAAAGTGGAATAGTCGATTTAACCCAATGTGCGAAATGTGTTGTTGGGAAGTATAACGAAGAAGAAATGGCGACGTCAATTAGCAATTGTAAATTATGCGAATCTGGTAAATTTAATAATAACGAAGGCAGCAACAAATGTGATGAATGTCGACCTGGTCATTATTCCGGCTTTGGATACCAACAATGTAAAGTTTGTTCCAAAGGTAAATATTCATTAAACACTGATGAATCAAAATATACAGAATGTTTACCATGTCCACCCGGAACCTTTATCGATTTTGAAGGGGGTGATTCCAAAGAAAATTGTATTTCTTGTCCACCCGGACGCTATAATGAGAAGAGCGGTTCTGTTTCCCAAGAAAGTTGTATAAAATGTCCGATGGGTTATTACAGTAATACGATGCGGGCAGTTGGGTTTTCCACGTGTTTGAAATGCGAAGCTGGTAAATATGGCGACATAAAAGGCGCCGATACCAGAGAAAATTGTATTTCTTGTCAGCCAGGTAGATGGAATGAAAACGATGGTTCTGTTTCACATATGAATTGTGAAGAATGCCCCATGGGATTTTATAGTTCCGAGACAAGTGCGACAACAATAGAGACGTGTATTAAATGTACAGCCGGAAAATATAATAAATTAGCTGGAGCAGACTCTGAATTTTTTTGTTTAGATTGTCAAATGGGTAAGTATTCAATAACGGGTAGTTCTTCATGTGATTCATGTGACCCAGGTAAGTTTTCAGCAAGCGTCGCAACCGTTGAATGTTTGGGGTGCGATGAAGGAAAAATAGCAGGTGAATATGGAAGCATATTATGCGAGAAATGTAGAGATAATTCAGAAACCAATTTTGAGAAAACAATATGTTCATGTAAAGCTGGTTCATATATATCAAACAATTCTTGTATAATATGCCCGGATGAGTTTGAATGCGAAAAAGGTGTTACAATAGAAACAATGGCTATAAAAAAAAATTATTGGAGAGAATCCAGAACAACTATAGAAACATACAAGTGTAGAAACACAATAGCTTGTTCTGGAGGCATTGTATCAAATGGTACAAACGACTTATGTTCGAATGGGCACATTGGACCTTTATGTGATATTTGCATGAAAGGGTGGGCAAAGGATGACGGATTATGTTTGAAATGTCCTGAAAATATAGGCCGTTCTTTGAGTTTGACTATAGCAATCCCAATTGTTTGCATAATGATAATTGTATTTTTGATAAAAACAGCAAATCCTTCAAACAATAAAAAAGAAGAAGTCAACGGTGTTGTAAAAATATTCATGAATTATGCACAAGTATTCTCTCTAGCCAGCTCATTTCAAATCAATTGGCCAACTCTTATACGATATCTGTTTGAAAGAGCGAAAGAGTTTTCTTCACCCAGGGTAAGTTTTTATTCTTCAGATTGTACCATAGGTTGGTCTTACTATGATAAATTAATTGTTTATTTGGCACTTCCTTTGGGATATGTTTGTATTATAACAATTCTGATTAGTATACTTTCCTGTTGTTTTGTTTATAAACAAACGAGAAAATTAGCGACATTAAAAACAACCGAGGAGAGAAATAAATATAAAGCAGAACATCCAACGTGTATACAATTTTTCAGAGCATGGGAAAAAACAGCAATTGTTGTTGGTACATTTTTAAGTTGGCCAACAATCGTTGAAAAAACGTTGGAGGTAATGAATTGTGAAAAAATCGGACATAATTATTATTTAATCAAAGATATGTCGGTTGAGTGTTACACAACACAGCATTACGGATTTTTATTTGTAGCTTATATCGCATTAGGTATATATGGCGTTGGTATACCCTATATGGGATTTAGGATGCTGTATAAACATAGGTATAGACTATTTGATATGCAAAACAGATACGATGGTTCAACACCTCTGTCGTTTTTATTCCTAGGCTACAGAGAGAAAAGATGGTATTATGAATTTATTATAATGGGTAAAAAAGCAGGTTTGATTTTAATATCTGTATTTTTAAGAAACCATGCGCGTTATCAAATTATTGCGGCTAGTTTATTGGTTCAGATTACCTTTTTCCTGCATGTATTTTTAAAACCATATGATACAATAACTAGTTACGGAATGATATGTAATAAATTGGAAAGCATTAGTCTGCTTTCCCTAGTAATGACGCTGAGTACTGGTTTGTTTTTCGGAACGATTGATTCAGGGTATCAACTCGGGACATTTGAGGACGTGTTAATTGTTATTTTAATACTGAGCAATGGAGGGGTGACTTTGTATTTTATGGTATATTTTATAACACTGATGTGGAAGACGATTAAAACTCATATAAGAGAGAATTTCCAAAAAAAATTTGATGAGGATACTATACCAATCTGCTTAAAATGTTGCAATAAACATATAATAGAATATTTTAAAGAATGGTCGTTTTTAGAACTAACCGATAACTACGGTATTCATTTAAAAACTGACCTTGAAAAGCATATTTTTAGTAATTATTTTATTGAAAAACAAACAAAATTAAATATATTGAATGGTAAAATAGATAATATGAGTAAAAAAGGTTTGTCTGTTAAATTAGATAAAATTAGATGCGATATACAAGTCATGGAAAAACAAAGATGTTGGCAAACGATTCAAAATAATCGATTGTATTCAACATTGAAAAAAATAGTAATGTTAAATAAATCAAAATTAGAAGAGGGTGACTTGCAAAAATTAGAGGATGTATTTAATTTATATATACAACATGGTATTGACTACAATAAGAAAATGGATCAATTATATATGTCCGAATTGGAAGATATGGTTCAACATCCTCAAAACCATATTGTAAATTTGGAAACGACAGAAATACAAGAAGTAGAAATGCAAAATATAATCGTTGTTCACGAAAACGATATTGAAACGCAAATAATAATATAATATTTATTCAATAAAAAAATTGAAGAAATATTATGATTCAATATAAAAAGTATTTAACATAATGATACAACGAAGAGCAAAACATAAGCGATTATATAATGTTGAAATTTATCCGAAACTTTCGAAAAAAAACAAACCAAATACACCCGCTCCCAAAAAAAATGAAATACATTGCTGTATTTGCTGTGAAAAAAAAAATAAAATAAAATTTATTAATTGTAGATTAAAAGGAGTTCAACCTATTGATTTTGGGAAATATGGACCACATTGCAAAGATAAACCCATATGCTTTGAGTGCCGAACACTATGTCGCGAAAGTTGTCCCTATTGTCGCAACCATACACTGTATAATATATCTAAAGTTAGATATAATACTAAAAAACCGCCGTTTGTAGAACGGGAAAAAAAGAGATTAAAGAAATTGTTATTAAAAGCCCGAAAAAGAGAGAGAGAAGAAAAGCTAGAAAAAAAGAAAGTACGTGAATATATGTCTCGGATAAAAGAGGGAAACTTATGGATTTGTTTATAAAATACAACAAGTGTTATTTAGAAAGCTGATCCAAAGGAACCTCCTAAAACACCATTGGCTGCTGCTGGTTCCATAGGTGGTGCTACCATATTATTAAATCCTTCTTGACCTCCTGTGTTGCCGAATTCGGCGTCAACCATTTTGTTTTCTGGGCCACCATATATTTGATTAGATGTTCCTAAAAGCGCTGATTGAGGGGGTTGTTGTAAACCAGGTTGTTGTGTATGATCTGCCCTGCTTACTTGATGAGTGGGTTGTGTTCGAGACATTTGTCCTGATATAGGTTGACTTACTTTAACATTTGACTTGATTTTTCTTTTGCTGTTTACTTGCTTACCTTCGCCAAATATGACTGTATCAAATCGTTTAAGTAAAATCGAGAGTTTCTCTCCAATAATGCTTCCACCAGAATTAATAGGAAGAGGTAACAACATAAATACTAAATTAATCATATTTAATTCTGTAAACGGAACACCTGAATAGGTCGGAAAGTATGTTGCGAATCGGTTGATGAAAAATAATATAACAATGGATAAAAATAATTGTATCAATACTTCTGCTAAAAGTTGAACACTGGATGTTTCTTCAGCTTTAACATTGTTATTTCCAGAACCAATTTCTTTAAACAGTTTATTTAACACATGAGAAGCCAATAATACAGGAATAAAGGATACTGCTAAATATTGAATAGAGTTCATTACTTCAGATTTTGACTCATCTCCAAAATCAAACACATGCTTGACGAATCCTTCTTGTGGTGTTTTTACTTTAATAATACCTTCCATATGAATTATAGAAAGAAATTAAAAAATGAATATTATGATATATTAAAATGCGTTTAACAAGAATAGTGAAACAAATTCCCCATCCCGAATATCAATATTTAAATTTGGTTGACGATATTATTCAAAGAGGCAATGAAATAACTGGGAGAAACGGCAAGACCCGAAGTATTTTTGGTACAAACATGCGTTTTTCATTGGAAAATGATACAATTCCTTTACTAACAACAAAAAAATTGGCTTGGAAGACTTGTCTAAAAGAACTGTTTTGGTTTATGCGTGGCGATACGGATAATTTATTATTGAAAAAAAGGAATGTTAATATTTGGAATAAAAATGCTTCACGAGAGTTTTTAGATTCTAGAAATTTAAAATATCGCGAAGACGATTTAGGCCCGGTATATGGTCACCAATGGAGGGCATTTAATGCCCCATATTCTAGCTGTGAAGATGATTACAAAGGGAAGGGAGAAGATCAACTGCAAAATATCATAAATATGTTGAATGACCCTCAAGAGAAATACTCAAGGAGATTAGTAATGTCTGCTTGGAATCCAGTACAGATAAATGAGATGGCTTTACCTCCGTGTCATGTTTTAACACAATTCAGTGTTAATTCAAAAGATGAGTTATCTTGTGCTTTGTACCAACGAAGTGGGGATGTAGGTTTAGGAGTTCCATTTAATATAGCATCTTACAGTTTTTTGACTCATATTTTAGCAAGACATACTGGCTTAAAAGCCAAAGAATTTGTACATTTTATCGGAGATGCTCATATTTACGACGATCATATTATACCATTAACACATCAATTAAAAAAAAAACCATTTATTTTTCCCAAAATTAAAATAAATAAAACTCATAAGAATATTAATAATTATGATATTTCAGATATAGATATTTTTGATTATCGTCACCACGATACAATTAACATGGATATGAAGGAATAATTCGTTTTATATGAAAAAAATTAATAGCAATTAAAATCATAATGGCTCAAAGACAATTACCAGGCAATGGATTTCAACAGATGTCTCAAATTTTACAGTTTCATGAAAAAAGATTAAACAAACTTGACACAGCAATGGGTGGGGTTATTGATACAGTTGGAGGAGGAGGTGGTTCAGATGAAGTGGGCGAACGTGTTTCATCTGTCGAAGATAGCATGGGTGTTGTAATGGCTTCATTGGAAGCCAGTGCACAGAATGTTGTTAAAATTGGATCAGTGGTTGATGCCGCCCATTCCGCTTCCGAAAAAGCTTTAGGTGATACCAAAAAATTGGAAACAACCGTTAGAAATTTTCCCACAAAGTTGGCTGTTGTTACGGAACAGTTTAGACTTTTGACGAGTAAAGTCGAAGGCTTATTATCTAAAGTAACCGCTTTAGAGGAAAAAATGGAAAAAAACGTAACTTTGTCTGTGTCGGAGACCACCAATGATGGAGACGAAGACAGTGGTGATTCTGATTAAATATAAAAAATTGATAAAAGATATTCTATATTATTTAAAGTAATATAGAATATGAAACTCTCATTAGAAACAAAGAAAAAAGTATCTGCATTTTCAACAATTTTCAAAAATTTAAAAAATATAGTTGATGAGATAAATATCACATTTAAAACAGATAAAATTTATATGCAGGGAATGGACAATACACATGCACTTTTATTTGAAATGGTAATTCAGAGCGAGTGGTTTGATAAATATGAAACAAAGGAAGAAGACACATTTGGCTTACATTGCGCGACGTTTTTCCAAATCATTAATTGCTTGAAAGACGACCAAACGATTGAAATGCTCATTAATCCAAATAGTGATTATCTTACAATTAAATTCGTTGGTGAAAATCAAATTTGTAAAACTTTTGAATTGTCCAGAATAGACATTGATGTGGGTATTATGGACATTCCAGAAGTAGAATATGAGGCAGACATGTGTTTCGCCTCAGATGAGTTTTCTGAACTTATCAAAGAAACTTCTATTTTCAACGATACTCTTAATATTAAATGCAATGAAGAGTCGATTGAAATGATAGCTCAGGGAAATCTAGGAAAAATGACTGCTACAATAAAAGAAGATGATATCGTTATGTTTAGCATTGAAGAAGACTGTAGTTTAGACATTAATTATACATTGGGGTTTTTGAATAATATATGCGGGTTTTGTAAATTGAATAATGAAATACTAATTCATTGTAGCGATAAATATCCCATGAAGATACAGTATAATTTGGACGATACAAATGTTGAAAGTGAAGAAGAAGCTAAATCATATTGTAGATTCTTTATTGCTCCCAAAATTGTAGATAATTAAAACGGCTTTAACGAAAAAAACGAATAATCGTTTCTAAAATACATTTAGTAATGAATATTTTTTTATCAATATTTATATTCTCATTGGTATTGTTTTTGTATTTACATATACAATATCAAGTGAAAATGAGCAATGATTTAGAAGTTTATACTATAGAACGCCCAACAAAGGATAAATTGGAAGAAGTCTGCGATTTGAGACAACCAGTTATTTTTGATTATGATAATCAAGAAATAGTTGAAAAATGTAATTTATCCAATTTAGAAGAACAATATGGTGCTTTTGATATTAAATTGAGAAATATCTCCGAAGACGATGATGATTCAAAACAAATGTATTTGCCTTTTTTATTTAAGGAAGCCGTTGAATTATTTCAAAATGGAAAAAACAAATGTTATATTACCGAAAAAAATAAAGATTTCTTGAAAGAAACTGGGACAGTAAAAACATTTAAATATAATGATGCTTTTTTAAGGCCATATTTTGTTTCAAATTGTAATTATGATGTATGTAGCGGCTCTATCGGATGTAAAACACCATTAAGATATAATTTGAATTACAGAAATTATTTTTATTTGACGAGTGGTTCCATTAATCTCAAATTAATACCGCCATCAGGTAGTAAATATTTGAATACCATAAAAGATTATGAAAATTTTGAATTTAGATCTTCTGTAAATCCCTGGAATGTGCAGAAAGAATATCAAAAAGAATTTGATAAAATTAAAGTATTGGATATCACACTTCGCGAGGGTCAAATAATTTATATACCTGCTTATTGGTGGTATACTATTGAATATTCGGAATTATCTACTATTTGTAATTTTCAATACAGAACATATATGAATACAATTTCAATAATGCCCGAATTGGTAATGGGGTTGTTACAGAAACAAAATATAAAATTAGATATAGTAAAAAAATTATAAATTACTTTTAAAAAAAATATAAGTAATGTATAAATGAGCGGAGGAGTTCCTAAAAGAGTATGGCAAGGTAGAATGAGAACAAAGACTAACCAAACTGGGATGAAAGTACAAGGGTTTCCATCGATGATAGGTAGAAGAAATATTAATACAAAAGCAATTAGCAATCGTGTTAACCAACGTATTGTAATATGTGGAGCGGGCACAGGTTGGAGATGCCGTTATGGTGTTAATGGTGCTACAGCGGGTGCCGCCGCTAGAAAAAAATATTGTAAAGAAGCACCACTAAAAAGCGACCCTCTTAAAGGTATAATTTGTGTAAAACCCCAACCGTTGTCGCGAAATTTAGCAGGCGGCGTAGGACATGATATAACCAATACTAGATTAAACACAGCACAAGGGACGTGCGGCAAAGGTGCTTTGACTGTTTGTACCAATTTGAGCTGCGGTGGTGATTGTGGATTTCAATTGTGTAATAATTGCAACAACGGTGGTAACACCGGTAGTAACACCGGTACGTTGAATTTGGTCGCTCTCGGTGGTCTAAACGTCGTCCTTAATGTTTAACAACGGTAGTAACAACGGGTGCTATTATGTAATAATTGCAAATAATAATTACTTCATTCCTTTACATTTAACAACACCAAAAATAAATTTATGAAAACTGAAGTCGCTTTTGTATTCTATTTTTTTTTCTTTAAAATACAAAGCGAATCCTGCTAATATAATTACTATAACAGACCCCATCAAAAATTTTTGGATATCATCCATGTATTTTTTTGTTTCGGCATATTCAAAGGAATCTTGTTTATTGGGTTTTCCTTTTTTTTTAAATACAGCCTCGTAATATTTTTTGTAACTATTGGAAACATACAATGCTATCAGCAAAACAAATACGATAATTGTAGGGATTATATCCATTTTAGCAAACAGTAAAAAAAAGAAATACACAAAAAGCGCCTTTATGAATTTGGAACCGGGGCTTTCAACTTCGCTTTCCGAATAATCAAGTGTAAAAAAAATTATAAAAAAGGTCATCGCTTGTTTTGCCCACGTGCTGTTTGATAATAATTCTTGTGTTTGACATCCTAAAGTTTCAGCAATAAAGTTACCAGAGATAGCCAGAAACAGCAAAAACAAACCGTCTATGATTTTTAAAAAATTAGAAAAAAAAAGTGTATTGTCCTGTGAATTCAAAAAGTTCATTTAAATATATAAGAGAAATTATATATATTTATAATAATTTGAAATATTGTGATTAATAATAATTTCTTATCGGTAATATATATATATATGGTAAAAACAAAACGAAATAAAAAAATAAAAAAAAATAAAACAATAAAAAAAAATAAAACAACAAATATTGTAGTTGATTCAAAATTTGAATCGGGAAACATTAAATTGTTGACAATAAAAAATGGTGTAATTAATTTAGAAATAGAAAATGAACCATATTCTAAATCAACAAAAAATAAATATCAAAACTGGTTTTATTTTAAGGTTAAAAATATATTGCATAAAAAATTAAAATTTATTATTCATAATATCAGAAATTTCGATAATTCTTGGAAAGGGTTCAATGTATGTTATTCATATGATAATAAAACATGGAAGAGAACGTCGACCAAATTAAGTAACAATAAATTAATTTGGAATTTTATTTCCAAAAAAACATCAGTATATTTTGCGTATTATCCACCATATACATTTTCAAAATCTAAATCTTTGTTTAAAAACGCAAAAGTTATTGGAAAAACTAAAAATAAAAATAGATTATTGATGAAGACTTTCGGGAATGGTCCCAGAAACATATGGTTGATTAGCGGTCAGCACCCAGGTGAAACTATAAGTTCATGGATATTAGAAGGTTTTTATAAAAGAATGAAGAAGAAACGAGAAACACTATATAAAAAATATACATTTTATATTATACCAAATGCTAATCCCGACGGTAACGAGCTTGGTCATTGGTATGTAAATTCAAAGGGTATAAATTTGAATACCGATTGGTATAAAAATAAATCCAACGAAACTAATGCTATTAAAAAACAAATTGATAAATTTGGGTTTCATTTAGTATTTGATTTACATGGAGATGAAACTTGTAAAAAACATTTTTTGGTAGAATTAAAAAACAAGCATCCATTATTTGATACAATAAATAAAAAAATGAATAAAAAAAACAAACACTTTCAGCTTAAAGATCATTATGAATTTGACCCAGAGCAGATATCAAGAGCTACTTCACTTGATAATTATACTATGGGGATCACAGTAGAGGGGTCCATGAAACATCCTTTATTTAAACATAAAACAATACAAGACGAAGCTTTATTTATAGGAAAAAACATCGCAGATACTTTATCGGAATTATAAAATTGAATTAGTAATACTATTGTGATAATTATTAAAATAATATGACAGCATTAAACGATGTTTTAAGAATCAACGTTGCTGATAGACATTATAAAGAATTTGAAATAACAAATGCTAAAACAAGTGAATCAGTTGACGTCAATATTGACCCCATAAAAGGTAAGCTATTTAATCAGGATATATTTAAGTTAAATATATCTGGAAATATTGAGATAGTTCATTCATCATTGAGATCAATGCCGAGCATTCCGGCAATTCTTGTTGTAGAGGGAAATCGTATATATGGGAAATCAAAAAATAATAGACCGCTTTATAGATGTATTCCCGACGATAGGCGTATGCCTGAATTTCTAGTTCCTTATACAGTTAAAATGGGATTTAAGAAAAGGCTTTATAATAAATATGTTGTATTTGAATTTAACAATTGGAATACAAAACACCCTGAGGGTAGGTTGGTGAATGTGTTGGGCGACGTATCCGTTCTTGATAATTTCTATGAATATCAACTTTATTGTAAAAGTTTATATGCATCTATACAGGATTTTACAAAAAAAACAATGCGCGAATTGAAAAATAAATCAGAAGAACATTTTATTGATAAAATTATGAATGATTATAATATTGTTGATCGAAGAGATATCAATATTATTTCAATTGACCCATCTGGTTCAAAAGATTTTGATGATGCTTTTGGATTATCCGATATAGATGAGAATACGCAATTGCTTAGTATATATATATCAAATGTATCTTTGTGGATGGATGCATTGGATTTATGGGATTCGTTTTCTCAAAGAATATCGACTATTTATTTACCCGACAGAAAAAGACCAATGTTGCCTACAATATTATCCGATGCGCTTTGTAGTCTACAGGAAAACAGAACACGATTTGCTTTTACTCTAGATGTTTATATTGATAAAACTACATATGAAATTACAAAAACAAAATATTTTAATACGGCCATTATCGTAAAAAAAAATTTAAGATATGAAACAAACGAGATGTTGACGAATGAAATATTCAAAAAAGCATTGGTCCTAACAAAAAATTTGAATAATAAAAGAACATATGTGGATACTATTAACACGGGACATGACGTAATTGCTTACTTGATGATTTTGATGAATTATCTAACAGCAAAAGAGTTCGTTATAATGAAAAAAGGGATTTTCAGGTCTGTTAAATCCGATAAAACCTATAAATCCCCTGAAAATATACCAGAAAATGTATCAAAATTTCTTAAAATGTGGAACAGTTTTGGCGGCGCTTACGTCAAAATAGAACAGTTGGAAAGTCATGATATTTTAAAGTTTGACGCATACGTGCATATAACGTCCCCTATTCGTAGATTAGTGGATTTACTAAACATTTTAGAATTCCAAGATAATAAAAAATTATTTCTTTATTCTGAAAAATCAAAAAAATTCCATACCAACTGGACTTGTGGTAAATCGTTTGAGTATATTAATACCACTATGAAATCTATTAGGAAAGTACAAAATGATTGTTCTTTGTTAAAAATATGCACAACCGATAAAGCCGTTATGGATAAAATACACAATGGTTTTATATTTGATAAAATTCGCAGAAATGATGCACTATTTCAATATATGGTTTATGTCCCCGAATTGAAAATGGTAAATCGATTTACGAGCATGCACGATCGAGAAAATAACTCAAATCAAAAATTCAGACTATTTGCGTTCAAAGATGAAAATAGACTGAAAGAAAAAATTAGGATTGAATTAATTGAGTAATTATAAATCATATAAGATTTCCAATTCAAAAGACAATGAATAATCAACATTATTAATATCTATTATTCTACCATATTCATCATATATTTTTATATTAAATCTGTTAAGATTTACTGGTCCAAAATATTCTCTTTTTATATAACGACAATGACTATCCTCGATGTTAAATGAAAAGGGACTCCCCTTATAAGGAATTTTTGCTAAAACGTTGTTATCAGCTAACATATCTTCTTTAAATGGTGAAATTATGGTTGATCCATGATTATTGTTGTAGTCGTTTATAGATAGCAGGAAATACCGTGTGCCTTTACAATCGAATGGTGCTTCAGGTAAATATACATTTTTCAATGATGAATTGGGTGAACTAGGTAAGACGACACTGGTTGCTAAATCATTTTTTTCTCCATCCCATACGTATTTGGTTTTCCTATAACCCATTATCCATCCTGGTCCCATTTGAACTTTTGAAACTTCCCCGTGGTATGTCTTAGAACAGTGTGATTTTTGTGGCGTAAAATCCAAATCAAAGTTGGGATTACCATAAAAATAGAATTTTCCATTTAAACTTTCAAATTTAATTTTAACGTTATTTAATAAAATACTGTTTAAATATGTTTCTAATTGAGTGGGTGTATAAAACCCGTCCAAAATTGTAACAATTTGGTCCGGTTTACTATACACCGAAACCGTGAATGTATTGTTGTTTAAAGATGTTGAAAAATTATACACAGTATTGCATAGTTCAAAGTCAACAAGTTTTAAGGACAATACTTTTTTTATAGTGTATGGGAGAGAAAATATGAAATCTGTCGATTGCGTTTTTGAATAGTTGTTTCTAAACCTCGTATTAATATTGAGTATTTTTTTAACATTTTTTCTTTGAAGTGGGTTGATTATACCTGATTTGAATTGAGAAGGGAATGTATTAATTGTTGGTGCGTTTTCATGTTTTACCACGAAATTATTGCTTTGTTTAAAAACGGTATTATTATTTAGTTTGGGCAATAAACCTTTCCTGCGCGTTTCAAGTTCATCCTTGACATATTGTGGTATATTCAAATCTAAAATATTAGCAAGTCTGATAAATACGTCTTTGTAAAAATTAAATAAAGAATTTTTATCCACTGTTTCATCTTCAGCGCTTATAATAATTTCCAACTTTTCTACAGTTGCGTCCCTTAAATCATCTAGTGTATATGTGTTTTTTACTGGTAAATATAATAAATTTAATAATTCACCACTGGAATAGTTGCCGATATTTAGGTCCATATATAATTTATATATGTTAAAATTTTATATAAATTATTCGTTATTTGAAACAGATGTTCCGTTAAATTTAATATTTGTTCCCGAAATGGAATAAAGGTCATGCGTGTATGCATTACCTGAATCCGATGATATACCCGATACGGAACCATTCACTTCAATATTTGTTGATCCAGTAAATAATACACCATTTGATGTCGCGCCCTGCATTTGTTGTAGATTACGAACACCTTTGATTAACGGAGATGTCCCAACATCAGTCCCTTTACTTATAACGTTTGAAACATTTATATTATTACCTTTAATGTCTATACCTGATGATATAAATAATCCAATATTTCCCTTCATTGTATGTCCCATGGAATCGCCTTTATCTACAAAATAAAATCCATTTGTAGACATTACGCCCGATAAATCTGTCTGTTGTTCTACCCATTCAACTATTTTTTCTTGTATACTTGTCGTTCCTATCTTGGGGTCATTGTATTTTCCGATAAATATTTCAGCATCTGACAAAACATTTGGTTTGTATATTCTAGTTGGTGTCTGTATGTTGGATATGTCCAAAATATCTCCTGCTGGTCCAGCCTGCATTTTAGCACCATATGCGCCTTCGTTTTCAGGGGAAGAATTTAGTCCTATTATTTCGACGGGATTTGAAATAATTTGGTCTATCGTGATATCCTGTAAATAAATGTTTTTATTCCCAATTGCGCCATCTCTGTCTCTTATGAAACCATTAATAACTACTCCTTTTTCATTTAATACCATACCGTAAACATTACCATCGTATAATTCAGTAGTATTTTTGAATAATTCTGGGATGTCGCCAATTGAATCAATGATGCTTTTCTTTGCTGTTTCTAAAGCATTGTATAAATTACTAGAGATATCCAAATATGTTTTTGAGGAACCTTCTATATTTATTGTGGGATTTGAATGCTTTTTTAATATTTTTGGTAAAAAACCTCTTATAAATCTGGCTTGTGAGTATGTCGAGACCACTGGAATATCTTCTGATACATTTCGAATTTTAATATTGTTAATAATACCTAAATCAGTTCCATTCAATGCTATACCAGCGACTTCAAAATCAAAAATTTCCAAGTTATCCAAAACTATGTTTTTCATTGCGTTGCCGTGAATACCATGGTGCGATGATTTTCCTAATTTACCATTTCTGATGAGAACGGAATTCGCTGCCGAATAAGTGCTTTCAGAGGAAAAGCAACCAGGTCCTTGTTTGGGTATAAATGGCGCACTAGCTAATTCAATATGAGAGAAAAAGCGTTGTTGCAATGTGTGAAATTTAGATTGTGATATTGTAAAGTTATTCAAATCCAATATGATACCTGCTGCTTCAATTGTAATTGCTGCGAAAAATCCTAAATGATATGCCCCACAATTTCCAACAGGATATTGACTTATCATTTGTTGCCCAGTTGGGAAGAAATCATTGTTTTCATTGGGGTTAAAAACTATGTTTTCTTGTAAAACATAGATTCCAGGCACGGTAATACGAACCGTTCCGTTATTAAAATGACGTTGTCTTAATTTTATAATTCTTCTAGATGTATTGGAATTATATGAATACTCTTCAAATTTGTTGTGATGTCCGAAATTTTCAAAATAATTTAACAATCCCTTTTGCACTTGCGAGCAATTGTTTTTTAATTGTTGGGTAAATTTTGGTAAATTATATAATTTCGGCGGAACTGGTTCTATCGGGTCTGGTCTCGGTACAAAGCCATATGATCTAGATACTCTACTATAACAACCTCTTACTTTGCGATTTTTACCATTCATTATATATATAAGATACGAATAAATTGATTATAAAATAATTTATAATTAATTGTATAAAAACATTATGGACCCACAAATTATTGAAAATCCAAATAATGATCCCATTGTTGCTCGTATTATTGAAAATTATTTAACTACAATGAAAAGAAAACAAATTTTAATTAAAAGTGAAATTGAAAACAAAGGAAGTAATACAGTTCAAAACGAGAACAGTAACGCCAAATGCTCCTATCAAACACAATAAATTATCGTTTCTATAAGCATTAACTAAAATTAAGGCAACGTGGTCGGCGTCTTGTTGTGAAGGAATACTCATTAATGAATAAATTTATTATTTTTTTTCAATAATAATACATTCCAAATAAATCTATATTCAAATTTTTTAAAAAATTGAAATAGAATAATGCAAATATATGTTAGTAAAATAAATCAAAATAATGTCTTCTCAAAACGTTCCCAAAATGAATTCCAAAGCTCCAAGTTTCAAACTAAAACGGCATTTAAAAATTAAAAAAGGAAAAAGAGCCAAGCGTATGGCTGGATCCATTTGTTCTAGTGGCATAATTAGAGACCTTAGAAGAAATGGCTTTACAATATTTAAATCATGGTTGGAAGCGCTAACTAACTGTAGTGATGCGCGGTCAACAAAAGTTTGTTGTATTATTGATTCAAATAAGAGGATTGAGGCTGCCCAAGAAGCAATGATTTATATTGTGGATAATGGAAATGGAATGAACATGGATGATATGGAGAACAAACTTCTAAAAATTGGTGCTGAAAATCACGATGGAGAAAAAACAAGTGGGATCTCTGGAAAAGGTGGCAAAGCAGCATATCTGAAACTGAGTAATGAAACAAAAACCGTTATATTTTCAAAAAAAGGTGGGGAATACTCAAAAACAACAATATTATGGAAAGATATTTTAGATCGTAAAAAAAAGACAATCGATTGGTGCAACGGTTGTCCAATAGAGGAAATGACCCCCAATGATATCAAACAGTTTGATCAACTTAGGGATTACGCAGACATCGAACAAAGCAAACCCGGAACAATCATATGTTTACCGTTCAACCAACCTTGTTGCAATACTTTACTAGAAAATTTTGTTGAAGAACGCAAAAAAGAACTCCTGCCCAATAATAGATTTGATTTTATTCTCGGAGATTTATATGAAGAAGGAAAGCTTAGTTGTTTGGATTTAAGCTCTGGAATAAAGAAATATTCTTTTAATCCTTATAAATATATGGATTCAATCGACCCCAACCAATTTTATACGGGTATTCATGAAGAAACGATCTCAGTTTATAAAGATAATTCAACACAGAAATATCGTTATATTTGGAAAAAAGGCAATGAACAAAAAGAGTGGCTTGAGTTCAGGTCTCATGGTGTTAATGGATGCAAAACAGAGGCATCTGATGGAATCATTATATGTAACAATACTAAGATAGGAGATTTTACATTTACCAATGCTCTTCGAAAAGACGATGAAATATTCAATGAATTTGACCCTCGCATGCTAAAAAGACCTGTCGAAAATACATTTGGAAAATATAACGGGACATTTATCAATGATCAAAAAAATAAAGGGACGTTTACAACTGAAATAGTGAAGTGTCGGATTCAGAGAAATAAGCAATTCATCGCAAATTTCAATATACCAGGGTTTCCCCACTCAAGTGCTCGAGCAAATCCTATCAGTTTTGCAAAAATATGTTTGCTTCAATCGGAACTTGAGTATAACGTGACTTGCAAACAAGATAATGAAATGGATAACATATTAGGCGTTCAAAGCAATAAGAATCAATTAGACCCATCTGATTTTCCAAAATCACTCATACGCATGTTGAAACTTATCAAAAATGGTGTATGGTCAAAAATTGAGAGTCATTTCACTCATAAAATTAATGAGAGGGAATTAGAGGAAAAGAGAGTTGAAAATCTGCAGCAACAGGCATTGCAAGCAAATCAACAGGCATTGCAAGCATCGTTAATTGCTAAACAAGCGAGCGATGATCTCAATAATAGCGGCGACAATAGTCAACAGGAAAGTGGAAGCGATAATGGAAGCGATAATGGAAGCGATAATGGAAGCGATAATGAAAGCGATCATACAGATGAAGGGGGTGGTGAAAACCTCGAGGGCATCGCGGGAACATTGAATCACCCAAAGATAAGCGACCACGAAAGCGATCACGAAAGCGATCACGAAAGCGATCACGAAAGCAACCACGAAAGCGATCACGAAAGCAACCACGAAAGCAGCCACGAAAGCAGCCACGAAAGCGATCACGGCGGAAGCGATGAGGAAGGAACTAAAGAAGGAAGTGGTGATGATACAGAATGCGAATTATCGCATGCATTGGAAGACAATAAAAAACAAATATTGGAGGCACATAAATTATTAAATACGAGTTTGCGTAAACAATATGCAAACTGTTTGGAATTTATTGATACCATGGATTCAAATTTTGATAATGAATATCTTAATTAGCAAGTAAATATATAATAGATTTAATAATAACACATTCCAAAACATAATAAAACTTTTTTCTTTTTTATTTTTCCATTTTTTACATAAAAAACAATCCGCGTTAGTCATGCAAGGTGATTAATTGGCAATGTAACCAGAAGTCTTCGACACCTTTTACTCGCGATTCTTTCTACTTCCCCGATATGAGGTGCAAACCCCGATTCAAAAAGTTCCAAAAAAGCATCTGTGTATAGTTTCTCACGTCTTTCGGGAGTTGTTAAAACAAAGATCTCTTGTTGTCCAGAAGCAAATCTCTCTGTTAAAGCAAAAAAATTTGCCTTTAGTTGTTGTTGGAACTTTTCTTTTTCTTGTTTCCAGCGTTTGTCGTATTTGTCTTTTAAATCATCCCATGAAGGAATTGCTCTATCCACGTAACTTTGTGAATCGGCGTTTTTGCTCAATAAAGGTTGGGTGTCCCCATCAGTGTTCTCAAAAGGGTTTGGTTGCATCATTATTATAGTTATTATTAATATTATATTTTTAAATTTAAATACTACTAAATTACTTACGTGTGTGGATTTTCTTTTTACGCTTTCCCTTTTTCCATTTTTTCGCTGTTTTAGCAAAAACGGCTTGACGTAATAATTTAAGTTGTTGTTTGTTTTTGGTTTTGCCTTTGTATTTTTTAATAACATGACGTGCATATTTTTGGACCATACAATTCAACAGGTTTTGATTGGTGGGTTAATAGGAGGAACCTTGGGTGCGTTATATTTTAAGAACAAAGATAAACTGAAAGAAAAAATAAAGAAAATTTTTTAATGAAAAATATGGACATTCAAAGCTAATCCCGAATATCTTTTAATTTCATTATGTAAAATATTTAAAATAAAAAATTTTTTAATTATCAGCATATTCTTGTTGTAAAATATTTTATTAATTCTTTATACGGGGGCAAAAGAATGTTAAACAACTCAATCAAAAATTATAAAAATCCTAGTATATATATATATATATATATATATGTCTTTTTGTAAATACACAAATAACGATTTATCTGAAACAGAACATACTCGTCTTAAGGATGATTTTAAGAAGCTAAAAAATAAACTTTCTTCTAATGGAATTCAAATTGAGATATTGGTAAATATCCCGCGGCGCGTGGCCGGTTGGGCGGTACAAAAAAAGGAATACACGGAGAAGACACAACGATTGCAGGATGTTATATTTCCTCAGGAATACGCCACACAATCACACGACTATCATTACTTACTTAAAATAAATAATGTATACGTTGCTTCATTGAGCGTTAGACTATGTAAAAATTTAAGAAACACAATTTACATAAATTATCAAACCAAACGTTCGGAGCGAGGAAAAAAATATAGTTCTCTTTTAAGTGAATATTTTATTATTGATAGATATTTCAATAATACCAAATGTATAATAAATAATGCTATCAATAAACGATCAGAATATTCGCAGGAAAAATATGGTTTTGAATTATTAGTTCCAGAGGTCGAGTCTGCTTGCGTTACGCGTTCGACGACGGAACACAAAAAAGGACTCCCTCTCCCCGTAAATGGTCGATTGGACCTCACCGATGGGGATAATATTAAAAAAATATTCGCTGAGTTGTTTACGTCCGTTGGTCGAATCACTAGCAAATGGGCCAAGGACCGTGATGCTTTCAAGAGACCACGCTATGGCTACGCAAAAGCTACCGGTGCTCCTTCGATGGGTTGGGATTACAAGAAGAAGCGTGGTGGTGCGAAAAAAAGAAAAATGCGTAAAACTAGAACAAAACGTAGGAAAAAAAGAAAAACAAGGCGAAAAAAGAAAAGCAAAAAAAAATGTAGAAAGAAACGAACAAAACGAACAAAACGAACTTGAACCCTATGTTTTCAACTGTAGGAACGACGATAAGAGTGCATGAAGCACGAGGTATAAAATATTTTAAGTATTTATAAAATTGAATAAAAAACGATATTTTTTAATACTCATAAAACAAACAATAACTATGAATCGTACAATTAACTGTCCCTTACTGATAATTTGATATATTTAAAAAATTGAAGTTTGGTATTTGAATTTAAATAGTCTCAAACAAACACATACACGATGAATAATCTTTTAACCATTGCTATGTTCGGTAGCCTTTACAACGCCACATCACAATACACAATGAACACCCCAGACTTGACGGTAGTCGATAATAAAGGAAATAAAACATATGTTGAGATAAAATCTTCCAGAAAGTCAAAAAACCATATGCTTTCCGGAAAGTCAAAAAACAATATGCATAATTATACAAAAGCATATTATAATAAAGATATGTCTCATTACAAGAGATCAAAGAAGGGGAATCATTAATTATCCCTTTCTGTAAACCATTCCTAAACGTGGATGTTTTGTTCCTTTGTATGTATGACCGTTGTAAACGAATGATGGTTTGCCAGCCTTTTTAGCAGCCAACATCATTT